AAGTTGATTGAGTACTCTGCTGGATTTTTAAGAATGTTATATGAGTTAATAACATCACCTTTTTGTACTAAGTAACCATCTGTTCCAGAATAATCTTTACCACCCTGTAAATCATATCCTCTATTACCCTCAACATTAAATGTAACTCCTGAAGCATTTACTCCCCAGTTACCTGAAGTCACTGCAAAGTCTTTAATGTCCGTATCACCAGATCCCGAATTAATTGCTGTTAATCCACTTGCCTTTCCAGTTGGAGCAGCACCTGAATAAATGAACTCTGATATATTTGCAAGATAATTTTTGTAGTAAACTTCCTCTGCTGGTTGTCTCTTACCATCTTTTGCTTTTGAAAGATAGAGGAATTTTTCAACTACGTTACCCGCAATTCCTGTTGCACTACCATCTTCGTCAACAACTACGACGTGTATTTCATCGTTTGCACCATCTCTTGATGCTGCATACTCCGATGTACCAGGTTTTTCAGCAATTGTATTCCAACTAATATCACTACCTTTAGTTAATCCTAATGTTTGTGAATTGTACCAATCAGTAACTGTAGTTGTTGTTTCGTTAGAAACTGCATCTCCGTTTGCTTGAATAAAGAACGTTGTATTTGTATTAGTTGTAGTAGATACTCCAGTTGTTCGAGTAAATGTAAATATCACACTTCCAGTTGTGTCTATACCAGTTATTGCTCTATCCACAGTTATTGTGCTTACGCCAATACCAATGACTGTTGTTCCAGCTGCAACAACCGAGTTACCACCAGTTGATGTTACCACATCACCTAATGCAATATCCTGATCAATACCTGCAGCAGCAGATGCTGTAGAAATACCAGTGATTGTGATATCTTGAGCAAGATCAACAAGACCTGATGTTGTTCCGATTCCTGTTGATACGTTTGTAGTTTCTGTATCAGATGTTGATGCTAAGAATTGAAGTTGATCATAATTTGTTGCTGAAGCAAGACCAGTGCCAACGTCTACTCTATCAACAATCTTAACTGTAACCGCATCGGTTCCAATTCCTGCACCAGCAGCAGTTCCAACTCCAGTTATAATTCCTCTAACAAAACCTGAACTGTATGTTGTCTCTGTTCCTGGCCCAACACGAGTTCTTCCTGTAATTACCTGTGTTACACCCATTCCAACTGAAATGCCAGCAGTTCCAACACCACTGATTACTTGATCTGCAAAATGGTCAATTGTGAATACCTTTAATCCGTTACCCCAAGTACCAGGATTTTTTGCAGCATAGAACCAATCAGAAGCAAGTGTGTAATTTGCTGTGTAATCATCATAACCTTTAATTTTTACAGTTGTTGATGCAACACTAACACCTGCATTTGCGTTGTTTAAATTTGCACCATCGGATCTCAAAACTCTTAATGTACCACCATATGAAAGATATGATGATGCAGTCATCCAATACTCAAATTGTCCGTCTTTATCTAATGGTTTACCGTAAGTTGCAAGAAGATCTTGTTCGTTTTCTACTAATATCGGTACGTCAATGGGGCCTTTTTCAAATGGGCCAGCAATCGCTCCGACCTGTTCATTAGCTCCAGATATATTACCGATAGTCAAGTCAACTTCTCTTACCTTGACTCCAGGAGATACTAAGTTAAGCGACATGTCTTTCCCTCTTTATAAAAGATTCAATTTTACTAAAAGTATTTATTAATCGCTACTTTTACATTGGGGAAACAATACATGAACATTACCAGTCAGGATATATCCACTCCTTAGATGTAATTGAATTTTTTCTACTCTTAACAATTCTTTTGATTGTGCATATTTTACACTCATATGAATATGCAGATGGAAAGTTTCTTTTATTTTTACGCACTAAGTAAAATTCATTTACTAAATCTTTTGTCTCTCCACAAACTCTACACTTTCTTTCTTTAAAGAGAAGATGTTCTAAATCAAAACCAAACTCTTCATCCATATTGTTTTAACTCTTCCAAATAATCAATCCACCAATCTGGATCAGTTTTCATTTTCCAATTTGGAACCTCCATACCTCTCTCGGAATACCACTCAAATAATATACTATCAATCTTTTGTGATATTCCAATACTCTTCTTCCTCCTCGTCAACGTCTGCATACGCATCTGCCAAATACGGGCCGTGTGGTCTGAGAGATTCTTTTTTAACATACGTAGATTCAGCATTTGTCGCAGATAACCATACCGCAAGTTTCATAACTATGTAGATAATTACTAGTGGTAAAAAGCAAGCAATGAGAATAGCAGACTTCATAATACTTGCATAACTCCTACTATCTCAGGAAAAGTTTGGGTAAGATGTCTTTCAATTCCCATTCTTAAAGTCTGAGCACTCATCGCACAAGATTCACAGGCACCAGTTAATCTTACTTTCGCAATTGCTGCTTCTTCTCCATCTTTTACCCCGTAATACATTCTAACATTCTCTTCTAGATTAAAATCAACTTCGACTAATTCTAGATACCCACCATCTGATTCAATGTATGGTCTAATATCATTCAGTGATTCGTTTACTTGTTGAAGTGTGATACTCATATTCTTTCCAATCTAATTTAATACCCTTATGTGCTAGTAGAACTAACTTTGTTTGGGTCATTTCTTTACTGTAAAAGATGATACTATCATCTCGTAATCCTATGTCACCACTCATAAATCCTCCTCATTATTAGGTTTTCCAAAAGTTTTATACTCTAATTGCTGAGTTAAAAACAGAACCTGAGCCTTCAAACTTTTATTTTCATGTTCAAGTGCTTCAATGTGTTTTTCGTAAACAGTAATCATGTTCTCCATTTCAGTTAACTTTACTTCTATATCCCAATCCATTATACCCTACAAAAATTATTTAAGCATTTAATATTTGCTTTATCTTTGTTTTCTGTAACATTAACGATATTCCCACATGTATGAACGGTCTCCATATTCGTCAACATGCCATCTATCACCATCATTATCAACAAAACTTCCCTCGTCTAATCCATCAGAAATAAACCCAAAAGGTGCCATATCTTGTTCGATCTGATTCTTTTGTTCTTCGTATAATCTTTTTCTTACATCTTGATCTGTAAGTTCTTTGAAATAATCCTGTGCCACTAACCAAGCATAGATCACAAGACACATTGCCAAGTCATCATTACATCCCTCCTCAGCCTCAAACGAATTACTTTTTGATATGAATGTAGTGAGTTCTGATATTATCTCGTAATCTTTAAATAATAATTTATTCTCTTCAATCATAGTTTTAAGATTTAATGCCCCCACTTTTTTAACTGTCTTGGACATCTTAACTCCAAGTTGAGTTTTCTTTCCACTGAATCCCTGACCTACAATTTGACCCGCACGACCTCTCATTGAGCACATTAAAAGATTCTCATACTCCATATCAAAATTAAGTATTGAAGCAATTTGATCACCAATATCATTTACCTCACATAGAATAAATGCCTGATTGTAATTCATTGCAACTTCATATATGATATTTGGAAACAGCATCGGTTTAATTTCATTATTTCGGTATTTTGCTACGACCTTATGTGGAAATTCAGTGATGTCAGTCAATACAAATGCAGAGTAATCCTCTCCAACACCTCTTGCAACGTCAACTGTCATTAAGTAATCGTGATTTTTTTCTGAAGGAGTATAAATGTCCAGACCTGCATTCTGTTTGATCGGATTCTCATATACTAATGCTTTAAGTTTACTTGGAGAGATCAGAGTATCGATAGATCCCAAAAACTCACATTCAAACTCAATCTTAAATTGTTGTTCTGATGTATTAGCAATCGTTTGTTTTTTCCACTTTGCATTTCTGCCTGGTACTTCAGACCAGTGAACATCAGTTGGTGTATATTCATTTTTTCCTCTTTCTGCATCGTGCCACAGTCGGTAGAAATGATTCATACCGTGTGGAGTAGAAACTATGATGACTTTGGTTTTTTTACCAGAAGTAATAGTAGGATATACAGAGGCAAAGAACGAGTCAGCGATGTGATTAGGAACAAAGGCAAACTCGTCCAAAAAAAGAATGTTGAAAGACATACCTCTAACTGCAGATGCAGAGGTAGATGCTGCAAGTATTTTAGATCCATTTTCTAACTCCAATGATCCACGGTTCCACACTAACACACCCTGTTGCATCCACTTTGGAAGATTTTCATAGGCAGTTTGCAATCTACCTAGTAATTCTCTTGCAGTTGCAGCTTTGTTTGCCAGCATACCAATATTTACACTATCATTAAAAACTGCATAGTGAAGCAAATAAGATACCACAGTTGTAGATTTACCAGTCTGACGAGGCATCTTACAAATATTAAAACGATTCTTATGAAATCTTTTAATTAATTTTTCTTGAAACTTATAAGGTTTAAATGGGACTAATCCCTCATCAAGACTGACAATTTTCACATATTTTTGTGAGAAATAAACAGGATCATTTTTACACTTCATAAATTCTTCAATCTGCTTTGCAGTGAATTCAATCGGTGTATTTGCTTTTTTTAGATTAGGATTACCAAGATAAATTTCACTCATGACAATTTACGTTTCTTTTCCAGCGTATAACATCGGTTTTGTTGGATCTACCATTGACGGACTAAAGTACATTACAACTGCTGTTGGATATACTTTTTGTACCTCTGCAGTCATTTCTGCCTTAGTTGGTCTCTTAAATGATGAGATAAACATTTGAGTATTAATTAATTTTCCTTTCCAGTTAAGAACTATGGTATATGTTTTACCTCTTTCTTGAATACGAAGATATGATTCATAAGTAAATGTTTTCCCTTTGACTTGAGTCTGTCCTTCTGGACTCTTACCCTGTGGTTTCATTTTTCCTATTGGTATATTTCTTTTTGGTAAACCACCCTTACGAGTTCTAGCTAGAGTTGCACCTCCTTTACCTTTTGTTTGTGTGATAACTGCATCTTGATCATATTTTTTACCGATTGCTTTTACTGCTTTTTTAAATTTTCTTTTACCCATTTTTCCACGATCTATAATATGACTTCTTTCTTTTACCTTAGTTTCTTTTCCTGTCTTTTCATCTTTCTCAACGTATGAACCAGTTGCCTTTGTAGCACCTCGACCAAACTTGCCACGAATATCTTTATCTAATTGTTTTGCTCTTGCACGATTTTCTTTAGCAGATTTATCTGCACGACTTCCAGAAATTATACCTATACCTCCTTTATCTGCTTTGCTTTTTATTCTCGAAAGACTGCTTTCTTGTATAAATTCTTTGAATGTTTTCATTCTTTTTCCTTTTCCACCTTATTATTTAGAACTCCTTTCTTCAATAATTTTGAAAGTTCTGATGTTGATCCAACAAATAGTGCATTATTAACTGTTTTTGGTGATGCATCATCTTCCTTTTTTAATGCTTTCATTTTAGTTTGAAGATCTATCAACTTATCAGTTGTATCTCCAACACTTTTAATTAATTGTCCTGCAACTTCATATGCTCTAGGATGATCACTTCCTTGTGCTACATCTAGAATACCATTTATTGCTTCTTGTCCCTTTTCAATTAAAGAATATAAATTACCTCTTGAATATTCATAATCAAGAGTCGGATCATCTTTTTTCTCTATCTTTTTAATTTTATTCTTTTTTGGAACATTAATTGGCTCTATATCCAAAAATTCATCTATCTCTTCAAATTTACTCATACATCAACTCCTTTTGTTGGACTATAAGATCTAAAGTCTGGTAAATCAAACCTTTGTTCAGTAAATCCAAAGTCATCACCAACCTCAACAAGTGCATCATCTTGAGCATTTACAGCATCAATTACATCACCGTTTATATGAGTATCTATAGTTGTTCCATCTTCACCACGGTTAACAGTAATATTATTTCCATCTATTTCTTTAATAAACATTAGTTCATCACCGATGGCAATGTAAGTATCCACAACCAAACTTGCAGTATTTTGAACCAAGAATTTCCTTTGAGTTTTTGTTATATCCTCTGCAAGTCTTGTAACTCCATCGTCATTGTAATCTTTAAGAGCTCTAGGTGTGGCAATATATCTTTTAAATCTTTTTGCAGTTTTAGTATTTGTACTTGTATGGTAGTCAACTTGAACTTTCTTAATAAGACCACTTCCAGAATCTGATACTGGGCCAAATAAGTAAGTCTTTGCTGTAAATCCTAATGTATGAGTTATAACTCTTTTCTGTTCAAATCCACTCTCATAATTGTCGTCAAAAGTTACACTATCTAAAATCATTGGTATATCTCTTGTTTCACCAATTGCTTTGACCAAATCTACAGTCAAATTAAATGATGGTTGAAAATATGGTAATATCTGCTCAATAATTTGTAGAGAATCTTCATTGTATTGAGTCATTGCATATAACTTAAAACTTAGATTATATGGAACAGGCATAAAAACTTTTCTTGCACTTTTAGATCCATCTTTTGTAAATGCTTTAAAAGTTTGCATTGTTGAAACTTTTCTTGCAGGATCATATGATATACCGTCCATTTCAAATGCTAGACGAGGCAAAGTTATCGCAACTCTCTTTCTTAAATCTGGTTTCTGCTCTAATCTTGCTAAGAACTTTTCTGTTGGGCCATAAGCAATCGGAACTCTCACAGTTGAAAATGCTCCACCTGCTGATGTTTGGTGTTTTATGTCAATTGCATTAAAAAGAGTACCAAAGGCTATAATAGTCCTTCTGATTATTT